TCGACGGCGTGGCGAGCGGCAAGGCATACCCGTACGCCGATGCTGGGGGAGCGCCGGTGCTGCCCTACGTGCTGTACCACGCGCTCGATACGGGTCGACTGTGGGATACGTACCGAGGTATCGAGCTGTTCGACGGCTCGCTCAAGGTCGCAGGTATGTGGACCCAGTGGGGCTCGGTAGTCAAGGACGCTGGCTGGCCGCAGCGGGTGCTCCTGAACGGGCGCCTCCAGGGCGCCACAGTCACCGCAGACGGTGACGCTTATGTGACCACCGCCCCGAACTCGGTGCTCATGGTCGAGTCGCTGACGCCTGGCGCAGGCACCCCGAGTATCGCGCAGTGGTCGCCAGGCGGTGACCCCGAGAGCCTGGGCAACGCCATCAGGGACTACGCCGCAGACCTCGCATCTGAGTTCGACCTCGACCCGGCTGACATCCAGCGCAGCCACACCAGCGCCCGCTCGGGCTACGCCATCAGCGTGACCCGCGACGGTCGACGCAAGGCGCAGGCCCGATTCGCTCCCAGCTTCTCGCGCTCCGATGCGCAGACGCTTCGGGTCATCGCGGTGTTGTGGAATCGCCACACCGGCGACACCCTGCCTGAGACGGGCTGGTCGGTCGAGTATGCCGGGATCCCGCTGTCGATGGAGGAGCGTCGTCTGCTCGCCGACGAGCACGGCATGAGGGCAGAGCTCGGAGTCACCAGCAAGCCCGCTCTTCTCGCCAAGCTGGACGGCATAACTGTCGACCAGGCACGCAACCTGCTACGCGAATATGCCAGTGATAACGCAGAGTTCGGAGGACTGAATGAGTGACGGCGAGGAGACCATCAGCAAGGCCGAGCACCTGCGCAGGCTGGCGCAGAAGCAAGATCGGATCAAGGATCTCGAGACCCAACTGGCCAGCGCTGACACCGCCAAGCTTGAGTCCGAGCTGAAAAAGGCCACCCGCCGAGCCGAGCGTTTCGAGGCGGATGTGGAGCGCATCACCGGCGAATTCAGCGAGTTCCGCAGCCTTACCGAGCGCACGCAGACGCTCACCGGTGCCGGCATCACCGATCCCGACGAACAGGATCTGGTCCTGTACCGATATGGCCGGCTTGAGGCAGATGGCCGCCCTGTGCTGGCTGACTACCTCGCCAAGGATGGTGCTGGCCGTTCCGACGCCATCCTTTCGCGCCTGACCTGGGCAGGGGCGCCTGAAACGCGAAGGGTCACAGCCAACGGGGCAATCACCCGCTCCAGCCCCGCAGCCGGCACCGGTGACCGGCTAGCCGTCTTCATGGCCAAGCCGGCCAGCTATCGGGTCTCAGAGGAAGGTCGCGAGGAGTGGGCCGCTATCAACGACAGTTGACGGACTACGCCTGATCGTGGTAGTGCTTCTAGTACATCCAACGGCTGATCGTTCCAGGATCGTAAACCTGCGTAGAGGCCACCCCCAAACCGGGAACTCTACGCATGGCTATCCTGTACTCCGGCCTCGAAACCGGGAATCACCGAATCGCAGCGGGCCTCGACCAAGGCCTGCTCACGTCGCTCACTGACATGGCTTGGTTGGGCTCTCCCGAGCTCGGCGCCATCGTCGACGGTGGCCTGGTCAACGGCACTGGCTCCGATACTGGTCGTATCCGGCTGGCTGGCCTCGGTGGCGCGGACCACTTCGCGTCGGTGGCAGAAGGATCAGAGTCTACCGATACTGCGGTCGGAATGGCCATCGCCGACATCGCGGTAGCTCGTGGCGCGCTGGCCCGGAACCTCGGCGACATTGCCCAGGGCACTGGCACTTCGGGTGACCTCGATCCCGAGAAGCTCGCGGCCGACATGGTCGCCGGCTACCGGGGATACTACAATTCGCTGGTGTGTACTGCCATCGCGGGCGCCAGTACGGACGTCGGCACTTCGGGTGTAGACGCTTCGGTCGACGACTTCTACGACGGTGTGTACACGCTCGAAATCGGCGGCGTCACCGGCCCGTATTTCTGGCTTGGCCATGGGCGCCAGTTCGCCGACTTTCAGGAGAGCCTGCGTGCCGAGGGTGGAGCAGCGCAGTTTGCGCCTGCCACCCTGGAAATGCTCAAGATCGCCGGCCAGGGTATCGCTGGTGAGTTCATGGGCGTTGTCTTCGTGAAGTCTTCGGACGTCACATCGTCCGGCGGGAATCGGCACGGCGCCATGTTCGGATACGGCGCCATCGGCATGAAGCGGATGGTTCCCACTCCGGCGATCGGCGCGGGTACGTCGCTTGCTGTCAGGATGGATGAGCTCATCGTCGAAATTACTCGGGACGCCTCAAAGGGCCAGACCGAGATCGCTGGCAACGCGTATGTCGGCGTCGGGATCATCGAAGACGCACGAATCGTCGGGTTCGTCACCGACGCATAGGAGCATCATGCAGGCCATCCGCCAGCCATCGCCAACAGGGCTCGCGCCTATCGGACTCTCCGAGGAGCGACTCCCCGAGAAGCCCAATTCGAAGTTCGTTCTTGCTCATCCTCCTGGGCAATACGAGTTCGTCGCTGGGCAGTGGTTGCCGGTTTTGAAGCATCTGGTGCTTCGGCCTGGCGTCAATGGCGTTGTCGAGCCGGAGAAAGGTGGCCACGCCAACTACTTCGGCCGACTGGTGCGAGATGGGTGGACCATTATCGACCCGCTTCCAGCTGGCGGCGTGCTCGTCGCCGACGACGACGGACAGATCGAGGCGGCCGATGGCTACCTCATCCCCTGGCCTTGCCAACGGGGGCGTATGAAGGGCACGTACTACTCCGACGTGTGGTCCACACCCACGGTCCTCGGTAGGGGGGAGCGAGCGAGTGTGAGTTGGCACTTCGACCGAGCGGGCTGGAACGCCTGGCGAGCGCAATTGGTTGGGTCTGGCAAGATCCCAGCCCCTCGCCCCGCTGATGTCGGCATCAAGATCGCCACGCAGCGCAAGAGATCAGAGCGCCAGATCGCTGGCGCTCACGATGGGGCGCCTCACATCCAGGCGAAAGTCGAGGCCCATCAGGCCAGGCTGACGGAGATGGAGGCATCGGCTGCGGCACTCGCGCCACCGAAACCAAAGCGCCGCAAGCGATCCGCCAAGCGGCCAACGCCTACGGGGGTGTAGATGCCGACCGAAAAAGAATCTCGCGCAGCCATTGATCGGCTGGCAAAGAGAATGAAGGACGCGTCTGGAGGTCGGACGACCTTCGATCAGGCTCGTGAGCGTGCGCGTCAAACTGCAATCAGACACGACCGGCGGAATAGCGGATAGCTGACATCGCCGGTGCTGGGGCCGACGTTGGCCCTGTAGGAGACTCCTATGGCACTCATCTCTCGACTCGGGTCACTCAGCAGCGTTTTCCGCAAGCCGATAGCGGCTGTTGGGTTTGTGGTCCGCACCTCGGCTCGGACCGCAGTGACCTCTGACCCAGTCATCATCACCGGGTCAGGCGATCCTGACGATGACGATGGCAACCCGATCGGCTCGCTATACCTGCGGCAACTGGGTGGAGCTGGCTCGACGCTGTACGCCAAGACAGCTGCGGCAACCTGGACTGCGATGACGGGCAGCTGATGTCGCTGGTCCTACGCCATGCCTTGCCCCGCAGCATTGAGCGCGGGGTGGCCAATACCCTGACCGCCGACGTCTACGACGCGGCTGGATCTCAGCAGACTGCCTCGGCTGGCACGCTGACCCTCTACGCCGGATCCAAGCTGATCCTCGATGGGGTAGCTGTGACCTCGGCAGGATCTCCGACGAGTCACACCCTGGCGGCTGGCTCGACCACCGGCGAGGGCCTCTCCGACTCGTGGCTCGAGGTGTGGTCGCTGACCATCGGCGGCACGGTGTACACCTTCCGCCGAGACGCCTACCTCGTGCGGCATGTGCTGTATCCGAGCATCACCGACACCGACCTCATCGGGCTACATAGCGACCTCGCCGCGCTCCGTGACTCGGACCAGTCGAGCTACCAGACACAGCGCGAGGCAGCCTGGACCAGGGTGCAGCGACGTCTCATCAAGGCAGGTCGTCGCCCAGAGCTTGTGCTGAACTCTTGGGCCCTCGCCGAGTATCATCTTCTCTTGACATTGCAGATCATCTTTGCCGACTTCGCGCTATCCACGGGCGACGCGCGCTATTCGCAGATGTCAGCAGAATACCGTGACGCTGCGAAGGCTGAGTTCGACGAGTTGCCGCTGCGCTACGACGCTGACGAGGGTGGCACTGAGGACGATGGCGATCGAGCCGCGGCCGAGCCTGTGACCTTCCTCTCACAGCCCTGGGGCTACTGATGGCCGCGAAGACAATCGCTCAGGTCATCAGCGCAGTTGAGGCGGCGCTTGTTGCCTCTCCATCGCTTGGGCTGACTCTGATCGACAGTCGCCAGGGCATCACGTCGGCGACCAGGTCGCACAACAGCGTCTCTGTACGGCGTGCAGCCACCGCGAATCTTGACCTCTACCGCGACAAGACCAGAGCTCGAGTCGAAGATGCCATCGCAGTCGATCTGAAGTGGCGTCTCGCACCGAAAGACCAGGGTGATTCGGACATCGCTGCGGGGAGCAAGGAAGAAGCCATCATCAACCGGCTCACTGGTCCAGAGCTGGTGGCATACCATCCACGATTCGTGGATGTGCAGCCTGACCCCGCCAAGTCAGGCGGAGGCTGGCAGACCATCACCATCACCATCGCGATCACCCGCGATCAGCAGGTAGGAGCCGGATAATGGCCCAGGACTTCTCGGCCATCCGGCCGCCCTTTACGCGGAATTTTGCGATCGCGACGACGGCGACAGCGGTCGTTTTGCCGCCTAACGCGAGAAAAGTATCCATCTCCGGAAGTGGATCGATGCTCATGGCCTACGCCGGCACTGATGGAGTCGCGCTCGGGTCAGGCGTCGGGTACTTTCTGGCCGCCTCGCAGAGCTACGAGGGGGCGCCTGCGGATCCGCCCGGCGGATCTCGCGCGCTTGGCGGCAAGTCCATCTATCTTCAAGCGTCGACGGGTACCCCGACGGCGTACCTGGCAGTCGAATGACTGCCGCCCTGCCAGATGTCGTCGACCGTCTCGCTGATGTGGCGCTACCCGCGCTCAGGCGAGCGTCACCCGTCGACACTGGCAAGCTCTCGCGGTCGTGGGCGCTGACCTCAGAGGGGTTCTCGTCGTCAGCGCCGTACATGCCCTTCGTGATGGCCACCCAAGCCGCTCGAGTTGTCGAAGACTCCATCGCCGACGTCATCCCGGCCTTCGAGGCTGACACTGTCGCGCTCGTTGAGCGGGCAACCGAATCACTGTGAGAGAGGCACATGGAAACCATCATCAAGACCAAGCGGGACGGCCAGATTGTCCTGAAGGATAACGGAGGGGCAAACACCCTAGTTGTGGCCTTCGAGCAGGGTGACCTGAACATCGGCATACCTGGCACAACGATCGTAAGCACCCTGGACCGCGGCCGGTTCGGTGCAACCCCGAGTCTGCGGGCGGGCGATGATCAGGCCTGCACATTCAGCTTCACGGCCTACCTTCGTGATCTGTCAGACGCCGCAGAGGCCACGCTTGAGGACCTCATCAGCGGGCGGAACGGGAAGGCCGCCGACTGGGTATCGACGCAAGGCGCCACCGCCGACGTCTTCGCGCTGACGCTCCAGTGGTCTATCGCCGGTGCGGCCCTCGGTGGCACTGACCATACGCTGACGCTGAATCACTGCGTGGTCACCGGTAGCTTCTCAGAGGGAGACCCGAGCACCATCAGCATCACCGGAACCGCGTACGACCTCTACCCGACGGTGACTTGATGAAGCGCAGAGCCACCGAGCGCATCGTGCCCGAGTTGTCTAACTACGTCACCCTAGACGTCGACGGGCAGCCTCACCCTATGCGGATACCCGACGCCATCGCGGGGCTGTCTGCCTTGCGTGGCATCGGCTCGCGGCGCCTGGCGATGCTGGGCAGCCTCGACCGCTCGGTGCCTTCGATGGTGCTGGCGCTGTTGGAGCAGACAGGCCCCGAGGTACTCGGCGCACTGTGCTACCTCATCGGCGTGGCCTGGCGGCACCCTCACCTCGACCTCGACACCGACACTAGCACCCGACGCGACACCATCACCATCGGGCGCGATGTCCTCGTCGAACTAGAAGACGGCGGGTACACCATCGAGCAGGTGGTCACGATGGGCGCGGCGCTCGTCGGGCACTGGTCGGAGCGCAATGCAGCCGGGGCGGCAGCATTGGAGCGTGCTGATTTTTTCGGACAGACGAAGGCTTCGCAGAACTCCGAGAAGTCGACCTCAACCTCCGACTCGGGGCCCACAGTCAACGGTGCATCCGAGACCTGACCCCAGCCACGCAAGTCGACCTCGTGGCGCATTGGATGGTGCAGATGAGTCAGGACAGGCCAGCACTATCGACGCCAGCGACCTACCACGACATGCTGAGAGCGCTGTCAGTGTCGCGAGGTGCTTCGCCAGGGAGGCGCCAAGCCAAGCCAAGCCCACAAGCCACAGCAGCGCGATGGGCGAACCGTACAGGCTCTGACCCTGCTGCTATCGCCTGGGCGATGGATCCGGAGGCCTGATGGGAAAGACCCTCGACCAGCTCAATGCAGAGCTGCGCACCATGACGCAGCGCCTGAAGGCTGCTCAGGCAGAGCTCCGTGACTACCGCTCCGAGGTCAAGCACTCAGCTCGGTCCACAAAGCAAGCGGCTCTCGACTTCGATGATGCAGAGCAGCAGCTGAATGGCTTCGGGGCGGCTCTGCGATCTGTGGGTGGCGACATCGGGCCGCTCGAGGACCTCGCCGATGCCTTCGGGAAGCTCGGGCCGGCTGGCTTCGCGGCTGCTGCTGGCGTCGCTGCGCTGGTGGCTGGCGCGTTCGCGGTGGCGAAATTCACCGAGGCCACCATCGAAGCCACCAGAGCAGCCGCCGAGCTACTCGATGAGTGGGACCATCCCGAGATCTTCGCCGACCAGGCCGACGCAATCAGCGACGCGAACCAGGCTCTTGACGATCTCGTTTTCGCAGGTCAGCGCCTCCAAGTCCTCTTCGCTGCGGGGATGAGCCCAGCAGTGACCGAGACGGTCGACAGCATCCTGGCGCTGAGTCTCGCGTTCGAAGACGCCGCATCGACTGCGAGCGGCTGGGGCCTCACCCTCAGGAACCTCGCCGACAACACCAAGTGGCTAGCAGAGAACACTACTCCGCTGGGCTTGATCGTCGTAGGAGCTTGGAGTCGCGCTGCTGAAGCCGTCGGATACCTTACCGACGCCTACGAGGCGGACGTTGAGGCCCTGAAGGCTCAGGCAGAAGCGATCAGTGACGCTTCAGATGTCCTTGCCGAGTACATCGATCAGGCCAACGAGACGTACAGTGCTGAGCGGGATTTCATGCTTCTCGGCGACCGCGAGCGCGAGCGCCTGGATGCCGAGGATCGACGGCGCAGGGAACGTCGAGCCCGCGAAGAGCAGAGGGCGCGCGACGCCGCACTCAAGGCAGAGCAGGAGCTGCTAGAGCAGCTCAACGCAGAGCGCGATGCCGCGATGCGCGCCAACCTCGACCGGATCGAGGGTGAGGTCAAGGCTGGCAAGGGTGGCAATGACGATCTCGCTACCGCAAACGAGCGAGCCAGGCTGACGGAGATGGAGGCAGTTGAGCGTGCGGCGGCAGCTGAAGCCGCGGCCTACGAAGACGCCATCAGTCTGGCGAGGCGATACCGAGAAGAGGCTGCGTACTCTGCGGTCAGCTTGGCTGATGCGGTGCTGGCTGCCCAGCAGCAAAACCTCGACACTGAGACAGCGGAGGGCCGGAAGGCGGCTCGCGCATTGTTCCAAACCCGCAAGGCGCTGGGTATCGCAGAGGTGGCTATCGCTGCTGTCGTTGCACTTCAGAACGCAGCGACGCTGCCCTGGCCAGCCAATATCCCAGCAGTGATTCAGGCTGGCGTCACTGGTGCCGCCAACGCCATAGCAGTCGGGTCTGTCCAGCCTCCCTCGTTTCCGATCGGTGGTGTGATACCGCCTGATCATCGACTCATCAGCGCCCAGCCTGGTGAGGCAGTGCTCTCGACCGCAGCAGTGCGTGCCGCGGGTGAAGAGCAGATCGGCGCGATGAATCGAGCTACATCCGCGCCTGCTGGGATGGAGGTGGCGATGGTCTACCGGCACCGCATCTTCGACCGCTTCGTCGCGGACAACCTACGCCGCTCCGATTCGCCGCTGGCGAGCGCGATACAGGGCAGCCGACGCAAGCGTAAGAGGCGCCGATGAGTGAAGCCAGCCGCACAGTCTACCAGGGCCTCTTGGTGCCCGACGAGCGCATCAAGCATGCAAACATCAGCGCGGCTGACTCGTCGTATACGCAGGCCTCCCCGCGACCTGGGGTACCCGCAGACGATTCGATTATCCGTAGCGACATGGTGCTCGAGGCCTCTGGCTCGCAATCGAGCGGTGGAGATCTCACCATCATGGCGATTCGTGGCGGGTACCCAGGTCGCCAGGAGCGAGGCGGTGGGTTTGCATGGCTCGATGCAGGCGCCGCGAAGACCGCGTACGTCGGCTGGGATACGCCAGGCTCGGCGTCGAGCTGCGAGTGGAATCCGTATAGCTCGAGCTCGAGCTCGAAGAACGACCAGCCCTGCTTGGCGAAGCTCGCCGACGAGACGGTACTCCAGGCCAGCCGTCACGACACCGGGAGCGTCGACGAGATCCGGATCCGGGCGCTGGTGGATGGCGTATGGGTGGCACGAGCGGTCGTCACCGTTGGCGCTGCTGGCTTCGCGAGCGCGAACGACAACCCGTACCCGTGTCTGGTGGTCCTCCCGACTGGGCGGGTCATCCTGTTCGCATGGATCGTCGCTTCGACGATCTCTTCGGCCAATGTCCGCATGTGGTACTCCGACAACGACGGTGCCACGTGGGCTGTTGGCTCCAGATTCTGCCTCCGGTCAGCGATCTCGACGTCGAGCTTGACGCCGAAGCGGATGCGGGCAGCCTACTCCCGCGGCCAGATCCTGATGCTCGCTGACGTCCGCGATGGCTCCGACGACTCGACGCTGTATCACCTCGCATCGAGCGACCTCGGCACCTCGTTTCGGCAGGTTGCCACCACGGCCGGGCTCATCTTCCCCGACGTGGTGGCCCTCGCCTCGGGTGGCTTCTTGGTGCAGTACGCCGAGCTGAACACCAGCACCCAGCACCACATCAGGGTCAAGCGCCTGGGGTCGGCATACTCGCTGCTCTCGACTGCCTCGGCGGTGACGCTCGCCTCGTCGTCAGCCTCACAGCCGCACTGCCTCTGGCAGAGCGATGACGGCACCCTGTACAGCGCCAGAGTTGACGACACGAACGAAGGAACGATCAGCATCAGCCGATCGACTGACGCAGGCCTGTCTTGGTTGGTGCACGTCGACTACCCGCTCGTGCTGGGCACTGCTGGCACGTCCAGCGCTCGAGGCAAGTTCGACAACTTCGCGGCGCTCGAAGCGCACGGCCGGTCTCTGCTGGCCTTCGATGTCTTGCGCGATGACAACGTCCATCAGTACGCGATCGGCTTGGCATACTTGGGCGGGTACACGACGATCACTATGCCAATGGCTGCGGCAACGACCGCCGACATCTACCAGCACGGCTGGGATCAAACCTGGACGCCGTTCGAGGGGCCGGGGGAGGCTGGATACGCATCTACTGCGACTGGGGCGCCGACCCTGACGACAACGACAGCGGGCTACTATTCCATTGCGACGACCTCAGCACAGGCCCAGACGTGGAGCAAGACAGGCATCGCCACCAGCCTGGCTATTGGTCTCGTCGCGCGATTCCGGCTGATCAGCGTGGACGGACGAACTGGGTACGTCAGCACCCCAAAGATCGGGATCTCGGTCCAAGTCGGTGACAATTCGGCTGACTACTACACTGCGAGCGTTTGCATCAGCGAGAATGGCTTCCGCGTGATCGACGCCAACGCCTCAAGTGTGCTGGGCACGGTCGCAGTCGATACGACCGACGGAATCGAATTCCTCGTGGCCATCTACGGCGACGACTTCGCGTGCTGGTACCGCACGTCGACATCATCAGTCCGTGAGTGGTCGGCCGGGCCAGCCTCGACCAGCCTCACCAGTGGCAGTGGCGCTGGGAGCCACTTCACGAAGTGGGGTCATCTTGAGACCGACGGGACCATCTCATCAGCGTCGGTGTGGGCAGAGGCACATCAGACCCAGGCCTTGATGGGTGGCATGCCGACATTCTCGTCGCCGAGTGATCTCTTCGCCAGGCCTTTTTCGCGCGCGCCGGTCTACGTACATGACGGTGTACGCATCGCAGCGATCGACGGTCCTGCTATCGGTGGCGGGTCAGGTGACACGTGGTCTGTGGTGGCCCGACACGACTACGGCGTCGAACTGGTCGACCCAGCCAATAGTCCGAGCCCGCGGGAGCAGTGGCGCAGCCTAAACGACGACACAGATCAGGTCATCGCCTGGACCATCGAGGGCACACCATCCAGTCTCGGCTCGCCCGTCTGCGGCATCTACCTGGGCGGCATCAACTGGTTCACGGCCACCCTCGCCGGCTACAACGGCTCGGCCTGGGTGACGCTCGCCACCGTCGACCCTGTGGGTGTGCTCACTGCCCTGGAGTGGACCCGGTACGGCAATACCATTGAAGTGACCACCAGCGGCTCTGATGATGTCGCTCGGTACCTTGCCCCCAGTGACCTCGCCGGGGGCAGCTTCCGAGACACCACGACAGGCAACGTCTGGCGCATCAGGGGCAACACCGACGGCATATGGAAGGCTGGCGCGACTCGTCGGCCGCTGATCTACCTCGAGACCGGCGCCGCGGGCGCTACATCGGGCACCGCTGGCCAGATAGCCATGCCGTCGGTTCTTGTGCCCTGGCGGCACTCTGTCCGCATCAGCAAGCTCCGCCTCACCATTCCAGCCCAGACCACGGCAGACGGAAAAATCCGCGCCGGTGTCGCCATACCTGGCCCCATCTACGTCTTCGGTACGCAGTACAGCCGAGGTCGCGAGCTCGAGACGATGCACAACACGGACCTCGCCACCTCGGCGACGGGTGGCCGCTCGGCTCGGGTGGCTGGCCCGACTCGCCGCTCGGTCAGCTTCTCGTGGGCCGAAGGTGTCGATACCTCGCAGCTATTCGCAGTCGGTGCGGACTACGGGAAGTTCCACGCATCGGATGACCCCGCAGCCATCACCCAGGCTGCACCGCTGATGATAGACGGGCTCTTCCGCCAGCTCGATGGGCCAGCCCGGCCGGTGGTATACTGCCCTCGGCTTGTGGTGTCCGAGGTCGGCACGAGCCTGCCAGCCCTCGGTGAGTCGCTGTACGGCCGCATCGTGTCGTCGTCGGTGCGCCGCACTGCTGTCCTCGGTGACGAGGCGTCTGACGAGCTGCAACGGGTGATGTCGCTCAGCATCGAGGAGGAGATTTGATCGACCGATGGTCACGCTCCGACCTCGTCGGCTATCGGGTGTATCACCTGCTCGATCTCGAGCTGGGTGGGCGGGTGTATCGATTCGCCACCGAGGCCCTGGACATCGACGATGCCGACGGGGTGGCGACCCACTACACCGCAGGCCTCGACTCGCCTCGGTTCGCCGAGGAACTACACCGACGCGAGCCCTCGGTCAGCATTCGCATCATCGATCCGTCAACCAACTGGGCGCAGGTCATACTCGGCGATGGCCACGACATCACGACCGCGACCGCGACCCTGTCGCAGTGGCGCGCGGGACTGACCCTTGGTCAGCGTCGGCTTCTCGTCTCCGGTCAACTCGACGAGCCTGTTTTTGGGGCCATCGGCGAGGCGCTCGCATTCTCCATTGTGCTCGATGCAGTCGAAGACACCGCGCTCGTGTGCGACCCTGACCGACAGACGAATGGCACGACCTGGCCTATCCTCGGTGATGGGCACATCACCGTCGATTGGCAGTCCCAGAAGCTGGTGGGAGGCTCGGACGTCACCGCGACTGGTACGGCCACCTACCCCATCGATACGACGGGCTGGCAGGCTGGGCAATACCCACGAGTATTCGGCGTCCCTGGCGCTCGGCTGTACGAGGCTGCGGTCGACTCGGTGCTCACAACGAGCAACGCGGCAGTGGCAGCTGTCGGCTCGACGACATCTTCGAGCCTCATCGTCGGGCTCGGAAGTATCTTCATTCCAGGATCGCCTGCGCCTGCGGTTGCGTACCTGCCGAGCGATGCAAGCCCGCGCTACTATGCAAACGAGGTAGGTTCTACGCTTACTTTCAGAGATTGGGTGCGCTACTACGTCATCGTCGCAGACAGGCCGATCAAGGCGACGACAGCCTACATCCGGAATATGGCGGATCCGACGTCGACATGGCAGGCAACTGCCGTTGTCCAGCTCACCGACGGCCTCGGGACTGTGGTATCGGCGGCTCGCATCGGCAACACCTCGAGCGCGTCGACTTGGGTGGCTGACCCAACCGACGGTGCCACTGACTTCGACCTCGACGGCGACTACTGGGTCGGGTGGCTGACCGATGGTGGCGAGCTCGACGACCTGGGCGACAACGCTATCACCGGCGCCGGCGACATCCTCCTGCGCCTCCTCGACGAGACCAGCCTTGGCGTTGATCGAGGGCGCGCAGTCGCAGTCATCAACCGGCTGAACGGCTACAAACTGGCTGGCTACACCGTCGACACCGAGCAAACCGTGGTGGACTTCATCACGCGGGAGCTGGTGCCCATCCTTCCGATCGCACTGCGCCAAGGCCCGAGCGGACTGTACCCTGTCTACCTCGACCCAGCGCCGAGTA